TGGAGTTTGGAAAAAGTGCTAGTGGTAAATCAACCATTATAGCCTCAAGCTCTGGGAATCAAAAGCTAGCGATAGCATCAGGCGAAGCATTCCTTGGCTTGAATTTATACAGGAAGTAGAAAAACGATGAGTAAAATAAATGATTATGCAAAGTTTGTCGATACTACAACAAGTAGAGAGTCGACCAACTTTATGAGTTTTATAAACTCAACTTCCAAACTAGAAGCGGAGGGACTTGTAAATGTTCCCCGTGTTCTAACCTCTGCTATAGGAATGTTAGCAGAGAGTGGTGAATTTACAGAAATTATTAAGAAGTGTATCTTTCAAGGTAAACCTCTTACAGAAGCTGAACGATTCCACATGAAACGAGAGCTCGGCGACATCCTTTGGTATTGGATTCAGGGTTGTATAGCATTAGATTATACTCCTGACGAAGTAATGGACGAGAATATTAAAAAGTTAGAAGCCAGGTATCCAAATGGCTTTGAAGTGGCGAGGTCAGAGACCCGCGAAGTAGGAGATATATAATGGAGTTATTAAACGACATAGTTCTATTTCCTTACTACACATTTAACTATATCTTTTCATTGTTTATCTGGGTGCTTGCAGTCAGTATGATAACGAAATGGTACAAAGATACAGACCAACTAGATTGGATCTGGGAACGCTGGGAAATGGTAGTAGTAAGAAATTGGAACAGATTATACGAAAAGATAATCAAAAAGGGTGCAAATTTTAGGTTTTTCAAGTGAGTCAGTATTCTGATGCAGTACAAAGACAGAGGGACATACTAGAAGCTGAAGTATGGGCATTAGGAGTTAGATCTCTTCATGCACATAGTTTACCTTCAATGTGGTATGACAATAGACCTCAAGATACTGCTGATGGAAAAGGGGTTGTAGATACCCAATACAACTCAGGACTGATAGTAAGAATAACACATGATGGACAGGAGATACTCTTTGGTGAAAGAGTTACTGGTCAGAAACTATTAGATAGCTGGAGAAGGCATAACTAATGAAAACAAGAAAAGAAGTAATGGCTGAGCAATGGTGGAAAGCAGTATCCGATTTCGGAGAAGATGAAGCCGTAGAAGTAGTAGCAGAACTATGGGGCATAAGCACTTACAGAGTTAAACAAGAAGTCGATAAAATAGAGGAGGACTTATGGCTATAAATTACACAATAGATATGGTGGAGCTAATGAAAAGCAGATATAATGCTAATCCCACTAGAGAAACAGTAGAACAATTAGCAAAAGAATTAGATAAGAGTATAAAATCGGTAATAGGTAAACTATCCAGAGAAGGAGTATACCAGAAAACCGAGTACTTAACCAAAGCGGGTGAAAAGCCAGTTACCAAACAAGAGTTAGTAGAGAGTGTTGCAGGTATTCTAGCAGTAGATTATCAAGCCCTAGCGGGTTTAGAGAAATCACCCAAGAGTTCGTTAAAACTCCTAGAAGAAACACTCATAATTAACCTAAGACCAGAGGATTTCAAATGAGAATATGTAAAGGAGAGTTTGGATTAAAAGGAAATTATGCTCAAGTCCTTGGATTAGTTGATACCCCTACGGGTGTGAAAGCGAGATTAAAGTTTCCTGATGGTACTAGAGATTTGATTGATACAAAAGAGATACGTATGCTTCAAGACCAAGATCTGGAGAAGCTAGGAGTAGGAAAACTCAGTAGAAAACTGATGGGAGTTTGATGCTAGGGGAGAAATTAAGTATAATTTAGACCAAATTTTATATAAACAAAGAGCCTTCTGTTTGAGGGCTTTTTATTATGAATTAAAAAATTTTCAATTGGACGAAGTTGTATGAAATATTAAGGGATTTTTAGTAATTGTATTGAGTATGGGATTTCTTTAGCGGGTTTAGATTTAGATGACGCTCTATTTGGTTTTCTTGATTGAAAGTAATTAACACAGTTGACTCCCTGCTTTACTCCAGAATTTATCAGATTTGAATATCGCGTCTCCCCCGCTGTCGCTCCTTCGACGCTCTCAATTCTATATTCTGAGATTGGGAGAGGAGGAGTAGTTCGTGGTTTGTTTAGATTGCATTTCTAAATTATAAGTATATTTTACCATACTTTTTAAAATAATGCAAGATGTGTTTTTCGAAGGTATATCGCTTAAGGGGTTGGAGTAAGTTTCTGGTACTAGAAAATACATTAAATCTTTGATGAGGACTGTAAATTTAGGAGAAATTGAACTGTTAAGTAGTAATATGACCTATGGTTTACATCAAATGTCTTGGTCTGCGCTTAGTATAGCTGTTGTTTTGAGATGTAATTTTTTCCTGTCTCTTCTTCGCGGCAGCTTTCATGCGTTTTCGTTTGGCTGTAGGTTTCTCGAAAAACTCTCTTTTTCTTACCTCTTGTACAATTCCAGCATTATCACATTTTCTACGGAACATTCTTAATGCTCTCTCAAATGGCATATTGTCAGACTTAATACTTGGCATCTGTTACCTTATCGAATGAGAAACCTTTTCTTCGCATGATGTGTACTTTACTGCGAATAGATTGTTCGGTGCGGCCGAGTTCAGCTGCGAGTGCAGTTATAGGTTTGTTGTTATATGCTTTGCGCAATAACTTTATTTCTTCGTTAGTCCAAGTTCTCATATAGTTATTATACTAAATCTTGAAACAAAAGTCAAGAACTATTTTCAATTAACTTCCAAAATATCTTGACTGCGCGCATAAAATAGTAGTATAATATATCTATAAATAAAAAAGTAAGGAGAGAAAACAGAATGATAGTACAAGGTTCTATGCGCTATTCACCTAGCGGAAGAAAAAGGAAAACAAATGCGTGGAAGAAAAGGGTAGCAAAACATAACAGTATGCAAGCGACCAAAACGCCACAACCAGTTGTCGAGACTAAGAAAGAATATCCTAGTTGTAAAACGAGTAAGTATTCAGCCCCAGTAGATAATTCTTGGAAGGTAGAAGCAAGTAAGAAGTACACCGTAGCTCCAGCTTATAACAAGGGAGCTTATCAAGTTATCCCTCCATCAGATATTAAACACATAGGAAAATAGTATGGAATTATTCGGTTTTAACGAGTTGCAATGGCTCGTAGTCGCAGTATGCCTAAGCGGCATCTTTTATTCAGTAGGAAAACGAATAGGTATTTCAGATACCTTAGATTATTTGCGTGAACAGGGCAAGATAGATTATGATGATTGAAAATAGTTCTTGACATCAATCTTAAAATTTGTTATAATTATCATGTAAGCTAAAAAGCTTATGAAATAAAAAACAACTGTACCGAAAGGGCAGTAAGCGTGACCGAAAGGCACAATGGAGAAAAACAATGGTAGCAAACACACTACACAGAGAAATACTTAAAAACTTCTGGTTAGGGCATAACCCAGCTTGGTTCGACCAAATGGACAGCAACTATCCCAGATATAACATAGTGGAGGGCAAAAGTGGATTCAAACTTGAAATCGCTGTGCCTGGTTGGAGTAAGAAACAATTATCAGTAGTTCAGAAAGACAACGAACTACGCGTAATAGGAGTCTCAACAGCAGGGGGTGATACATTCATTCATCAAGGACTGAGTGCAAAGTCATTTGACAAGACATTCGTCCTCAATTCCGACCTAAAGGTAGATTCCATCAAATTAAAAGATGGACTCCTTACAGTCAATATCACGAAAGACGAGAGCAACGAGGTTCAGTTCGATATCGACTAAAACTTATGGGGGAGCTAGTCTCCCCTATTCCTCCACAGAAAAAAAGGATAATAAATTATGAAATTAAGCGACACAGGACAAGACTTAATCAAGCACTTTGAAGGGCTTGAATTAAAGGCATATAAATGTCCAGCAGGTGTATGGACTATTGGCTATGGTCACATTAAAGGCGTCTCAGAAGGCGATGAAATAACTGCGCTTACAGCTAACAGAATGTTAATTGAAGAAATGGTAGAGTATGAAAACTATATCAACAATGCAGTCAAAGTAGACCTAACACAAAACCAATTTGATGCAATGGTATCATGGGTATACAATTTAGGTAGCGGGAACTTGAACGCAAGTACACTTTTGAAAGTACTAAACTCAGGTGATTATGCAGGCGTGCCAGCACAAATGCTAAGATGGAACAAAGCAGGCGGAAAAGTCCTAGAAGGACTGACCAGACGAAGACAGGCTGAGGCTGATTTATTTGCCTTATGAAAGCCTTCTTCAAGCAAATTAACAACTATCTGTCAAAAGTTTACCTTCCTATTTGGAAAGTAGTAAAATGGTTGTATTATTGGCTTAAGTATGCAATGTTTCCGAGATATACTCTAGTAGTTAGTTATAACCAAACATTTGGCGATGCAGACGATAGAACTTATATAGTTAAAAAGTTTGTGAAAAGACAACCCAATTTCCTCAAATTTTACAATGATGATGGCGACCTTATAGAAATAAGAGGCGCTGATGGGTTGAACTACAGGATAGAACAATTATGAATCAATTATTGATAGGAGTAATAGTAGTATTAAGTCTAGGAAGTTGGTATTTATATACCGCCAACCAGGTCTTAACAGCTAACAATTCAGCGCTGGAAGGTGCTGTACAAACGCAAGAACTTGCGATAGAGACAATGCAGAATGATTTTGCATTACAAACAAAGTCGCTCGGGGAACTTCAGGCTAAGTCCCAAGCAACACAGATGGAGATGAATAGATATTTAGATATATTTAAACGTCATAATTTAACCAAACTAGCAGCGGCAAAGCCGGGTATGCTAGAGCCTAGAATCAACAAGGGAACTAAAAATGTATTTGAATCAATCGAAGCAATTAGTAGGACTATTGACTCTCTCGATGATGGTGTCGAGTTGCAGTCTACTAAGTCCAAAACAAATTGAAGTAACAGCAAAACCTATGGATAGGGTTATAACACAACCCATAATGCCTAGAGCAATAGACTTGAAAGAGCCTATGTGGTACGTTGTTTCAGATAAGAATATATTAGAGTTTCACGACAGGTTGACTAAGGAGCATGGCCAGATAGTATTCGTGGCTATGTCTATCCCTGATTACGAGTTGATGAGTTATAATATGCAAGAACTTAAGCGATATATAACTGAACTCAAAGAGGTCGTAGTTTACTATGAAAAGGTAACAGACCCAGAAGCTTTGAAAAATGAAACAAATACCAATTAAAAACATTAAGATATTGCAGAAGTTAGACTCTTTTGCAACAATCTTAATACAAATGCCACACACATGGGAAGCCCAGCCTAAAGCTGACTTAACCTTTAAAACACTTAAAGTACACATGGCAGACGCAAGTTTTGTCGGCTATCCTAAGTCACACAATTACCAAGATTATACTGGTAATATTGTGGGTCTGAGAGGCGGGTCGTTTAAGAAAAGACTTAGGACTGAAAAATTCTTCTTCCTAAAATACTTTCAGAACGGCATGGACGCAGACAATTATCAGCAAAATAAGCAGTGGTATTACGATACCTTAACTGTAATGCCACCCAGATGGGGATTCACAGGGTGGAGCAACTCTAAAAATAAACCAAGATGCTACATTAGATTTATTTATAATGGTGGTAGTGGTTATTCGATAGAAGTTGAAGGAAAAAGACAAACAACTGTAAAAGACCAGAGTCATTCTACAGGTGCAGGAAACTGGACATGTATAAGCGGTCATCATGGAAAAGAGGGCGATACTTGGTTTGCAGATTGCAATACAGGAAGCCGCCCCCGAGTTGTCATAGATTTGAGTATCCCTGAGAAGTACCAACATGATGTTGATGCTGCCCTTAAACTTATTACCACGTACTAAATGAATGAACTACCAACTTTTTAATGACTTAGCAGACGAAGCCCTTAAATATATGAATCCAGAAACAGACTGGAGATTTATCCACGCAGATTCATATACTTTCTACAGTCTAACACCAAACATAGCATATCGCTCCTCTTTCCCTTTCTTTAGTAAAAGGTATCAGGAGCGAATGTTCAAAGAATTACGAAAACACACAGGTCTAGAAGACGCTGTGATTTCGACCTTAACACTAGTCAAGTGTAATAAATACTCAGTAGTACAACCCTTACCAACAGACTCAGGCATAATTACGCTAGAATCTCATGGAGCTTACGCGGCAATTCGAAGTGGAAAAGAGCTAGAACAGAATAGGAAATCAGCGCAACGAGCTATGTGGTTACATAGTCCTGAATTGATGAATTGGAAAGACTCAGATAGCTTTGGATTCACAGTAGCAGAGCAAGAGAAGCCACTATTTCCAGGAGGTAGAATCATGAACTACTACCCCAAAGAAGGAACACTATTCTTTTACTACAAAGTAGATGCTAGTAAGAAGCTTTCAGAAGATCTATTAAGTCAATACGAAAAAGTAATCGGAGAGAAAGTATGAAAGGTACAACAATAGATGAAGATATAGTAAGAATATTCGTTGGTACTTCAGAGTATGAAGACAAATGGATAGAAAGAATTTTGGTGTACTCCCTGCATCAGAATACCGACCGAAAATTAGACATAACCTTCTTGAGACCCAGTATGTTTAAAGACTGGAATACGAATGGTTGGGGAACACCCTTTACTTGTTTTCGGTATGCAATCCCAGAGATGTGCAACTTTACAGGACGAGCAATCTACATGGACGTAGACCAAATGAATCTCAGAGACATAGGCATGTTATGGGACACTAACCTTGATGGTTGTGCTTTTGGAATGGTCTGGGACACACTCAATATGAATCCTAAGATACACAAAGGAACTGACCTAGAAAGAGGTTGGTTTAGTGACTCTGTTATTGTATTTGACAATCAACAAGCACGAAAGTATATTGAACCTTGTGATGTAATTGCAGCAACTGAATGGGGTTATAAGAATGTATTTGCTAAGGCAGTACACTCACCAGATAGGGTTAAAGCCGAAGACACTATTATCAAGCGAATTGATAGTAGATGGAACAGCTTTGATGGGTATGTTACTGACGGACCTGCCAAAGATAGAGGTGACCAGGAATCGTATGATTTAGACCAAATATGGCACGTCCATTTTACTTCTTTATCCTCTCAGCCATGGCATCCAAAGTATTCCTGCCACGCAAAAGCAACCTACAGACGCGAGGATATAGTTAATAAACTATGGGATTTCCAGTATAAGGTACAAGATTTAGTAGATTTACTATGATGTTTGAAAAGTTAGACGCTCCATTACCTCAGGAGCTATTCGATATATGTAGGGGTACATTTGATACTCACCTAGCGATGGAGGGGTACACAGCAAGAGGGCTAGACCCTGAGTTTAGAAAGACTGAGTGCCGATATATTCAGAGAGCAAAAAAGGAAGGGGCAGCACAGCCCAAAGGCATAATGCTAATGGAAGAGTTCATAAACGACAATGGTTATCCAAACTATACTCCAGAAATTTTACAAATTGCTAGATACGGCAGAGGACACTTTTATAAGTGGCATACTGATGGTTCAGGTAGAGGATACAGAAAGCTAAGTATGTCCTGCTTGTTAAACGACCCTAGCGAGTACGAAGGTGGGGATATGGAGTTTAAATTACCAAATAGAGTTATACCTGGCGAAGTCGAAATGGTAGGTCAAAAGACAGTAGTTAAACTAGCAAAGAGACAGGTGCTACTATTTCAACCAAATGTAGAACACCAAGTGTTACCAGTATTTGAAGGGTACAGAGATTCTTTAGTAGTATGGTTTCTGGACAAAGATAGTTTGCTAGAGACATGATAGAAAAGAAGATACTACAAGTTGTAAATCTATCACCCTCAGAGGAATGGATGGAGAAGATAGTAGAAGTACACCCTATGAAACAAATCTTCTGGGCAACAATAATTCAAGCCTGTGTATTCGGAGCTATGCTATTAGCTTTTGCTACAATACAGTTCGCAATAGGAATATTTGAATGAAGCTAGAAAAGTTAGTACAGATGCCTTTAGAGGAATTTAAAAAAATTAGAACCGATCAATGGTTCGTTGTAAAAAGTGAAGAGCCAATCTTTAAAGATTACTTTAGTTGGAAAGAAGCAGATAATTATCTAAACTCTTATGGACTAAGCGGTCATGACAGAATGCCTCAGTTACAAATAATTGATTATAAGACTGGTAGGAAGTACTGTCATAAGAAAGAAAGATTTAAGTTACAAAAGAAAGATGTCTTCAAGAAATGGTGGGAAGGTTCGTCATTTGTTCTCTCACTAAGTGAGTTTTTGAACAAAAGTATGTGGAACCAGTGCCGTGACTTTGAAGAATACTATGGTAGAGGGCAGGCAAACATTTATATGTCTAGTAAAAAGGACGCAAGATGTTTTCCAATACATGCTGATACTACCGAAAACTTCCTGTTTCATGTAAGGGGGACAGTTCGTTGGTACATATATAATGAATATGAGTACGAATGTAAGCCCGAGCAAGCAACAGTTAATAAATGTATAGATTTAAGTGAAGGGGACTTACTGTTCCTACCACCTAAACTGTACCACAGGGTAGAAACCCTAGGACCACGAATATCAATCTCTTTTCATTTCAACCCTCCTTCCACACATAAGAAGGGTACATGGAGGGAAGAATGGTTGGACTGGATTGGAGATATAAATGGCACAACCTAGTGAACAGTTCTCAGGCGATATGTCTAGGAACGAAGTCGAGATTGACCTTAACAAATTCATGGCGATGGTATCTGAGATTGGAGAATTAAAAGAAAATATCAGACAACTTGAGAATGATAAAGAGCCAGATAATCCTTGGCAGAAAGCAATATGGTTTTCACAAATGATAGACTCATGGAGAATATTCCCCCGACTATTCCTATCAGTTTATATGTATTTGTTATACTATTGTACTTTTTGGTTCATGGAATTGGCAGTACCTACATTGGAGCAATCAGGACTTATCTCGATTGTGGTAGGAGCTGGTGCAGCTTGGTTTGGATTATACGCTGGAACAGCGAAAGATAAGATAAACAGCAAGTAGTACCTATACGAAACCAAAAATAGTTCTTGACAGAACTTTAAATATTGTGTATAATATACATAATAAAAAAATAAAGTTATAAATAAAATTATAGCTTAAGCAGTTTAAGAGACTGACACTCAGGACAAGTGAACAGAAGAGTAGGAATACACAGCTTTAATATATACTTTGCGTGTAAACGCTAAATAAGTTAGTAACACACTAAAAACAGTATAAGGCTAATGACTTACCCATATGTACCTGCCTCGCCAAGGCTCCCATCGCGGGTTCCTAGAGGATTGAGTGTCAGTTTCTTTCTTTTAGGAGAAGCATAATGGCAAAAGAGACCATTAGAGAGAACATTGTAGAAGAAGAAGGCGTTCGTGCGTACGAAATTGATGGTATGAGAGTAACTATGCCAGCAGATTGGGACGACGATAAGAAATTAGCATGGTTAAACAAGGCTAAGGATAAGTCTCATCTTCGCAGAAATTTACGAATGATTAAGAAAAACGGTAGCACACAGCTTTTAAACGCCTACAGACTCAATGGAGATGACTGATGGTACAAGGTTTAGAAGATTTAATTGGTGTGCTTGGAGAAAATATGGATACATTAACACACTCACAAGTATTGAAGAATAACCTTATACAGCAACAGGTAGAAATTGAACAACAGATAACTGTGCTTGAAGGACAACTTCAGAGACAGAAAGAATACCTAGCTAAGATAGAAGGTGGACTTGACGTAATTGATGAGTTAGCAAAAGGCGGATAGAATGATATGGGTGATAGACGACTTTTACCCTAACCCAGACGAAATCAGGGCAAAAGCCTTGAAGTTAAACTTTCAGGAAGGAATAGACAGACAGACGAAAAAACGTAACTTTCCTGGCTGGCGTAACTTACGAGGAAGGGAAAGTCAGAAAGAAGTTGAGTGGCATAGTAACCACGTATTCCTTAGAAACAAACTACAATCAATAGTTGGGGAACGAGTTAATAAATTCCATAGAAGCCACCAGGCCTTTAACTTAGGCTTTGCTGAGAAAAATAATAGGTTTAGTTGGGTACATTCAGATGCTTCCCAATTACCAGATGAAGGCGGTACTATGTACGCCCTAGTTATTTACTTAAATCCAAACCCTGTTCCTCGGAGTGGAACTATATTATTTGAACACGATGGTTCAGTATACGATATACAAAAGAAGAATAGAGTACCAAGTAAATATTATCCTGCAATTCAAGGTAATTATTGGGATACTCCACTAGCGCTTGATCCTGCATGGAAACCCCATACAGTAGTCAGTAATCGTTACAATCGTTGTATTATGTATGAAGCAAGTATGCTACACGCTCCCGAAGATGCAGGTTTCGGAGACACCTTTGAGACTGCTCGATTAACACAAATAGGATTTTGGTATGGCGAAAGCAGATAAGATAGAGTACAAATTTAACGAAGATGTAGTATTGACAGCCTTAGGGCAGTACATAGATACAACTTATGACCAGCACTACGCTAGTGGAAAGATTCAGGCAACTGAGTTCATATTCGATAGTGATCACGGTGAAGGTTTTTGTATTGGGAATATAATGAAATATGCCCAGAGATATGGTAAGAAGGAAGGGCATAACCCTGCTGACTTACTTAAAGTTATTCATTATGCCATCATGCTTTACGGCAAGAAACACACACGAGTACTAGATGGAGAAGAATACGGCTCACCAGTCGACTCTACCCCTTATAGTCATAATAGAGAAATATAATGGCAACAGTTAAAAAGAAATCTCATGAGAATTTAACAGATGAGAACATTAGGAAAGTAATTGAGTTACTAAGTGACGAAACTCCTATAACAAAGAAGGAAGCTTGCGAGATTCTGAATATAAGGTATAACACGACCCGACTTCAGAAAATCATAGATGAGCATACTGATGTTTGGGAATTTAGAGAGAAACGTAGAAGCCAGAATAGAGGCAAAGGCGCAACAAGAGATGAGATTAAGTCTGTAATCGAGATGTACTTAGGTGGTGAAAACATATCTGAGATATCTACTAGATTATACAGGTCTAATGCATTTGTAAAAGCTATCGTAGAAAGAGTTGGTATACCATCAAAGTTACCAGCAGGCTTTAGTAGAACAGCAGATATCATGTTGCCCGAAGAGTGCGTAAGTGATTCCTTTGAGGAAGGAGAAAAGGTGTGGAGTGCAAGAGACAATGGAATTGCTATCGTTCAACGAGAGCATACTCTAGCGTATCAAGCTACTAAACCTGGACTCAACGCTTGCAACTATGAAGAAAAGTATGGAGCTAAAGGATATCAATTATATGTTCTAACTCCTTGTGATACTTCAAAGACTTTATTCCCTTGGCTAGATGGAACGAAAATGGGGCATAACTCCTTTTCCGTCGCCTACGATATCGGGAGTTTAAAGCACTTGGAGCAATATGGAGTTAACATCTAGCAACGTTTTTATGGCAATGTGGGTCACCACATGGATACTAGCGCAATACAGAATTTGGTATCCCAGCATGGCGGTACTACAAAGAATGGAGCCTCACAATAACACTATAAGGTGGTGGCCAGCAGCTTGGTTAATATTTGGAGCAGGTAGTTTTATTACTGCTCCCATAATGATATTCCCAGTCTTGTCCGACCGATATAGGGATAACTTTGTACGAATTTACGTGCAACAATTATTACAGGAGCAAGAATGAGAGCTATTATACTAGCAGCATTAAAGATGAAATATCAAGGCGTCATTGCAGAATGTGCCGCGAATATTGAAATTTATATGCGAAATCCCATAGGGATTGGGGAACACCCAGAAATATTGGAATCTATTGATGTACAGCTAGAAAAGCTGGCAGCGGCACAAGAAAAACTTGATGCCCTTGGACAATTTAAAAGCTAATGAACGACTACGGACCTGACCACAAAATTACCGAATGCAACCTTAAGCTAATAGCATTGCTAGATAAGTTAATTAAAATAGATACTAGAGATCCTTCGAGGCTACCTTACTTGGTAGACGATGCAAAGGCTTTAGCTCGGGAGTTAAGACTTGAAACAAAGTATTTGCATAGAAGTAGATGACTGTACTATTGGAGTCGTTAGAAATCCTTACGAAAGGGTTATAACGCTCTACCGAGAAAGCTGGGACTGGATTGGCTTAGAAGATTGGGTAAGACGTACTAATATACAGTTGCAAAGTGACGTCTATAAAGACTGTCATGCTGTTGTATGCTTAGAGACGTGGGAAGCAGACTTCAAAGCGTTAGGTATAACCCCTGACAAAAAGAGTATGGAATTGCTCTACAAAAAGTATTCCACCGACTATAAGAGATGGTATGGCACTAACCTGCTGAATATTATTAGCCCTATAGTTCAGCAAGACCTTGACACCTACGGGTATAGGTTTTAAAAAATAGTTCTTGACATCGCACTACATTTCCTCTATAATATACTTATAAATTGGAAAAAGAAGTGTATGAGCGATAGATTTTACAATCAGATGTTAGATGCTACGGGCTGGTGCCCTGGCTACAAAAATACACAGACTTTGGAAGAATACGAGAAGAAGTTTGGCAAACAAAATAAACGGAGACGAAAAATGGCTTGGACAGATGAAGCAAAAGCTCAGGCAGTAGAGATGTATACTGCAGAAGAACCTACACCAGAAAACAGTATGGAAATAGTTAGTGGAATAGCGACCGAATTAGGTGAGAGCCCAAATGGTGTCAGAATGATACTAACAAAAGCTGGTGTTTATGTTAAGAAAACTCCTGCGGCTAAAGCTACGAAAAGTGGTGGAAGTACAGGTGGTGGCAGAGTTTCTGTTGCCGACGCTCAGCAAGCGTGTTCAGATGCTATATCAGATGCTGGTATGGAAGCTGACGCTGCTATCATAAGTAAGTTGACAGGTAAGGCTGCAAACTACTTCGCTGAGTTAATTAACAAAGTAAATACAGCAGGTTAACTTTAGATAGAGATACCGCTAGGTAGCATTAGTTACCTAGCGTATTTTTGTATCTGTAGAAACAACCTCACAGTTTTAGGAATGGGACTCTTGGTAGAATACAATTATAACCCAAAAGGAACTCATGAAGATAGATGAATTTATCCAGCAAGTCGACAAGTGCGGCGATGCGATAATAACATACAGGAGCCAGAACAGTCGTAGACTAAAGTATAACGTCTGTACCCTTGACTTTGACAACAAATATATACAATCTAAGAGGAATCGAGCAAAACCAACCACAGGACAGGTCTTACTGTTTTGTTGGGATACCGATTCATACAGATTATTAACCCCAGGAAATGTGACCTCTATAGTTCCCTTATCAGCGATACTCAAAAATGATAGAACTACATGAAGCACCAGCTCTCTATGAGAAGCTGATACATTATAACGAGGCTAAACACGAGAAGGTATACCTCAGCATAAACACATTCAGAGAAGTGGAGTACTTATCAATCAGAAAATACTACCTAGACTTTGACGAAACGTGGAAGCCTACTAGGGAAGGAGTTAGCATGGTGCTTGACTTTGAGAATAGTAGAGCATTGTTTGAAGGGTTAGTTGAAATATTATCACTCTCCGAAGTAAAGGGAATACTAGAGACTTACTTTAAAGTAACACTCGATGACCTCTACTCGTAGACCAGTACACTTCTATGGCGACAGCCATATGCAAGGGTACGAAGCCGACCACGACCGAATTCTCGGGCGTAACACATACCGCGAAAAACAAGATTTAATTCACCAATTTGGCTTGCATGGAGCTATAGTCATGTGGAACAAGAAAATGGCTAGAGCTACTAATCAGTCTGTAATACACTTTGTTAACCGCAGATTGCCAGAAAGCTATCCCTTCCTACTATTCCCTAAGTCAAGATTAAACGCATTCCCTGCTGTAAGCTACGATTACTTGTACTTACGTTTAATACAGGACTACCACAAAGGACTGCTTACTAACTACGATAGAGTATTTATAGCGGTATGCAGACCCACACGGACATATAGATTAGACGAGATGGGTAACTTTGACTACAGATACGAAGACTTAGATGGCAACTCCAGTCAGATGACAGACATACAGTACGCCTGTACCTGGGCATTAGGTGTAAGGGGTATCATGGACTTCCTAGACAAAAAAAGAATAGAGTACACCTTTATAAATCACTTCGATATGTTCGATAGAAGTATAAAAGACATTCATAATATTACTATCCCCAAAGCTGCACTATATAATAGCATGTGTCTAGAAACGTATGAAGAAGTAGAGAGCAAAGCAATTCCTAAAGGACTGCATGACTTTGGCGATTATAATGGTTTCTACCACAGAAACGAGACAGGTCATAAAGAATTTGCAGCATATCTTAAAAAGTACTTGACATAGCCTCAAAAACTTAGTATAATAGTCGTAATGAATATTTTTATACTAGACGAAAACATAGACGCGTGTGCAGAAGCACATGTAGACAAGCACATAGTTAAGATGCCGCTAGAAGCTGCACAGATGCTATGTACAACACATTGGATTACAAAATATGTGGGATACGCACCCCAAAAACTTACATCAGACGAGTGGGCTAAAGTCTCTACTCAGAAGCAAAATGAGCCAAGGGATTTCCCCTACCTGCCTACTATGTATAATCACCCTTGTAGCATCTGGGCTCGTACCAGTCTTGATAATTATGAATGGCTTTACGTATACAGCCTTGCCCTCGGAGAAGAATATACCTACCGTTACGGCAAGACACATAAAAGCTTGTCCGAGGTCATACTTAAATTACCAGACATCGAGCTACCACGCACCGGGCTCACACCTTTTGCCACCGCTATGCCCGATGAACTCAAAGGAGATAATGTTGTCGAAGCCTATAGAAGATTCTACCACAAAGACAAAGCAACCTTTGCCGAGTGGAAGTACAGAGACAAACCCTACTGGTGGGACGAAGACGAAGCCAGTTACGAGTCTAGAATAACAAGATAGGAAGATTGGCTGAGTGGTCTAAAGCGCTCCCCTGCTAAGGGAGTATGGGGTTCACCCCCATCGAAGGTTCGAATCCTTCATCTTCCGCCAACTGAAATGCCCCGTTCGTCTAAAGGTTAGGACACTAGGTTTTCATCCTAGTAATAGGAGTTCAAGTCTCCTGCGGGGTACCAAATTTAATGGTTTGTTAATATAATGGTTATTATGCGGGATTGTCTATCCTGATATAAGGGTTCGATTCCCTTACAGACCGCCATGGTGAGTATAGCTCAATGGTAGAGCCCTGGCTTGTGGAGCCAGTGGTTGTGGGTTCGACCCCCATTGCTCACCCCAATTTTGATAATTCATGAGATATGTTTCATAAAGTTTACAATGTACATTTTATGAAACAAATTTATACAATTCTCTTAATAGTCCTGCTAGCTCAACTGGATAGAGCAACGGCCTTCTAAGCCGTAGGTTGCAAGTTCAAGTCTTGCGTGGGACACCAGAAAAATAGTTCTTGACATCAACCCAAAATCCAAGTATAATATATAATATGAATAAAGATATAAGAACATTTTTAGGCAAGTGCCGCGATGCATATTTCAATGGACGCCCTTTGATTCCAGATGAAGTATACGACCGCCTTGTAGACAATATAAATACAGATGATGTGGGTTCAGCTACTGACAGTCGTTATAAGCACCCCTTCCCAATGTATTCACTCCAAAAAGTCTTCGCAAACGAAGATAAAGCTCCAGATTATGGCAAAGATGCTGTAGTTACTACTACTAAGCTTGACGGCGCAGCTGTCTCTTTAACTTATGTAGATGGTTTCTTCCATCAAGCCCTAACTAGAGGTGACGGCAAAGCTGGTCTTGACATTAGTGATAAAATGAGACATATAGTACCACCAGTACTAGACAAACAACTGTTCTCAGGTGTTAGACAGATTACAGGAGAAGTAGTAGCCCCCAAAGAAATTCCTAACTCTAGGAACTATGCGGCAGGTGCACTCAATCTCAAAGATGTAGCAGAGTTTAAAAAGAGAGACATAACCTTTATTGCATATGGACTACAGAATCCCTTAGGGGCTCGATGGTTAGAGGATATGAACTTACTTAAGAATTGGTTTAAAGTTATATCTGAGTCTGACTGGAATGAGTTCCCAAACGATGGAGTTGTATTCCGAGTAGACAGATATAGTGCTTTCGACAAGTATGGATTTACTTCACACCACCCTAGGGGAGCTTATGCTTATAAGACTAGAGAGGCTGGAGTAGTTACAAAACTACTAGATGTAGAGTGGAATACTGGTAAGTCAGGAGTAATTGCTCCTATTGGCATACTAGAACCTATCAACATCAACGGCGCTAACATCTCGAGGGCTACCTTACACAACATTGGTTTCATTGACGAGATGATGCTAGAGATTGGTTGTAGTGTAGAAGTTATTAGAAGTGGGGAGATAATTCCCAAAATAGTGAGGAGAGTAGATTGATTTTATACTTAGAAACACAATTAGAACAGGCATACAGAGTGTATGTTACAAAAATACCTTTCGGTCATAAGATTCCAGACATTGAGTTCTTTAGGGATATGATTGAAGAAATGGAAGATGCGGATTACTTTGAGGATTTATTAGATGAGTGGAGAGGACTTGAGCAACAACAATCTACCCACTGAAAAGCAGTTCCTTAGATGGAAGAGATTATACAACGACGGAGAGTTTGGATACGACTGGAGTTGGTGGCTTAAGTGGATTAGTAGTGGTATTGTGATTGTCGCAATGTGTTTGCGAGGCGCACAAGTATTACCATTTTTTGACCTATGCCTCTCAGCAATTGGCTCTGCAGGTTGGTTGGGAGTTGGTATTATGTGGAAGGACAGAGCCTTGATAATATTAAACTCAGCCGCTTGTACTATACTGATTACAGGTATTCTCAAGATAGTATTTGGAGACTTTGCATGGCAGCCGTAGGTAAGTATAGTGAAACCTACTTTGCAAACTACCCACTAGAAAAAGAAAGAGATGGTGTTTTATATGGAGTTATCCTAGTAAATAAGACAACATGGGAGAGAGAAGTAATTAAAGTTGGAATAGCATCTGGCAAAGACTGGCGACACGTCTTAAAACGAAGTCGAGGATTTCAAGGTTATGACTTAAGAATTCAGCGCACTTGGGCGTCTACATTATACGAAGTATTCTGTATGGAACAACACCTACATGCAAAGTTTTTAAGTGATAAACTTAAACCAGCTCACAAGTTTGGCGGACATACAGAATGTTTCCAGATTACGAGCAAGATACTAGAGGACTTTCCTAAAAAATGGAACAAATGAAAACAATAACAAAGAACGGACATAGATACGCAATATCTCAAAAAGCAGCAGATAAACATAGATTCACAGGTTGGTACTGGCACTACGTAAACAAAATGTTTTATAGATTCGATGACTTACCAAAGTTCCCCGTTGATGCGAATAAATAAAGTAGGATTTACACACTTTGCTATACTAGAAGATTTCTGGGGTAAAGAATGGTGCGAGAGAACTATAGAGGCAGCGCAGGAGTGGAACTTAACTCAAGTCCCAGCGGGTACATACAATGGTTGGAAAACAGGAGTGCAAAAACGAAACATTGCAACCTTCACCGACAGTTACAATTTGATGTATCGGGCAGAACCTCTATCAGCTTCCTGGCAGAAACTGGATGATGCTATTCTTGAATTTAACAAAGCTACCTACAATTTTGAATTAGACGAAAAGAGTAACGTATTTATGAATGAGTACCACAAGGGCTATGAGCTCAGCTGGCACAGAGACGAGGATGAATCGGTAGAAGATTTATTCAAAAGGACACTTGCTAATAGAATTAGTGTAAGTATCTTTTTGAATGACGACTTCGACGGTGGTGAGTTTGAACTCGAAGGTATAGGTAAGTGGCAACCCAGAGCGGGTACCGCAATCATATTCCCTTCAGCACAGCTACATCGAGGCGCTATAGTTACGAAAGGAACTAAGTACAATTTAACTTATTGGAGAAAGGGCAACAGATGCCGTTAATTAAAGGAATATCAGAAGGCTTCCATGATGCTAGTGTATCATTAGTCTCTGTGCCTGACGATACGAGTTGTAATGCGACTGTTATATGGGCTAAACATGCCGAGAGAATAACAAGAAAGAAGAACGACAAAACCAACCCAAAGATTATGCGTGATGTTCCCGCAGACGTATCGGTTTTCCATGAGGACGTACCATTGAAGAACAGAAGACGAGCCAAGTTTGGTCAATCTCCTGTGTCGACAACAATTTTCGATAGTTGTGATTATCACTTAAAACATCACGAAAGCCACGCAGCAGGAGCGTATTACACATCACCTTTTGATAAGGATGTAGTATGTCTCGTGATCGATGCGATTGGAGAGTGGGACACTATCAGTATTTGGACGGTAGATCCTATTTCAAAAAGATTGAAAAAAGTTTATGAAAAATTATATCCAACAAGCCTCGGCCTGTTCTATAGTGCTATTACGAAGCGTATTGGTTTGAAGCCAAACGAAGATGAGTATATAACTATGGGGATGGCGGCATATGGAGAGCCTAGTGTTGACATGAAGTATTGTTTCAACGATTGGGCAAATTGGCATAAAGGGTTTGCCTTAGAAGATTTTAAAGGCAGTTCCCCAGAGGATATTGCCGCAAGTGCCCAGTTACATATTGAACATGAGGTTTCAAAGTATGTAGGCTTAGCTGCCGGCTGGGGAAAGAATTTGTGCTATGCAGGTGGGGTCGCACTTAACTGCGTAGCTAATAGTAAGATACTACATCAACACTTCGACAATGTTTGGATTTATCCTAACCCTGGCGATGCTGGTAGTAGTTTAGGTGCGGCATTAGGTTATGCTAAACGCAAGTGTGATTTCAATATATTCTGTGGCACGGACATAGATGCTTATCCGAATCCACGAGTAATAGCAGAACATATAGTAAAAAATAAAATAGCAGGGGTCGCAAATGGAAAGGCAGAATTTGGACCGCGTGCATTGGGCAACAGGAGTTTGCTTGGTGACGTTCGTTATGATATTAAATCTACAGTCAATCGCATTAAAAGGCGACAAAACTTTAGACCCTTCGCTCCAGCAATCCTGTCAGAGTTCTCAACCGATTATTTTGATGGACAGATGAATGAGTATATGCAGTATACTGCTCAAGCTAAACATGACTATTCTAGCGTGACCCATGTAGATGGTAGTGCCAGGGTACAACTTGTTAAGCCCGACAGTACAAGCATACTCAGACCAATTCTTGAGGAATATTACGAAAAAACAGGAGTACCAATGTTGTTAAATACTAGTCTTAATATAAAAGGACAACCTATTGTAGACACATGGAAAGATGCTCTTGACTTCCAGAAAATGTATGGAGTTAAAGTATTTTGAGTATATTATTCGCAGGCTGTAGTTTCACTAATGGCATGGAACTAAAGGACAAATTGGTTAGTCGGTTCAGCAATCTAGTAGCTAGAGAACTAGGGATGCACGAATGGAACGAAGGAAAGATAGGGGCAGGTAATGACTTTATCCAAAGAACAGTATTTAATGCAGTTCTAGGAAACAAGTTACATCACAGTACTAGCATTAGGAACCAAAAGGCGATTATGCATGAGTACCCCAATAAGCCCCTAGCACAGAAGGGGAACTTCCACCAACGCTATTTTGAGGCGGACAACGTTAGTAAGGGAAAGTATCAGCAAACTATACAATCAACAAGACAGCCCTATAAAGACGGTAAACCTCAATTAGTAGTATGTATGTGGTCTGGTATAAACAGGCATGAAATACTAAGGAAGTCACAGATAACCTCTGATTGGAGTTGGACGATCGGAACTTGGGCAAAATTCTTATTAGACCCAAAAAGTCTAAAAGCATTGCCTCAGAGCATACCCTATGTGGATAACCAACTAGTGGCAGGTGATAAGGTACACCTAGAAGAATACCTAAAAGTAATTAGAAATGCTCATATGAATCTAAGATTAACGATTGGGAATATGCTCTCAGTCAAATATTTCCTAGAAGCCCAGGGTATACATCAGCTACATTACTTATTCTCTCATGGTCAGTACAGACCTTTACTACCAATCTTAGATTGGGAAGTATACGAGAACACTAACAACTGGTGGGAGTCTCTAGACATGAATAGAAAACAAATAGTTACAGAACTACCTTTTCTAGAGTCACAGGGATTTTACGATATGGCATGCAATAATGGAAAGCCAATCGGAGCAAAAGACCACCCATTAGAAGCCGCCCATGCGATGATGGCAGAGCGCATTATAAGAGATATAGAAACAAATGAATTTTTTACAAAAGATAGTTAAGAAGATAAAAACGTTATGGTTCGAATGGCAGTTAAGGAGAAATTATACTCCAGACACTTATGTCTACGAAGATGATGAAATTTTTGAACTTGATGAAGAAAGTTAGGAATAAAAAAATAGTTCTTGACAAGAGGTTAAATTTCCTCTATAATATACAATATAAATAAGAAAAGAGAAACAAATCGAAATGACACAAATTTTACCACCTGCTAGTTGTCCTTCCTGTGAAGGTAATGTAGAGTTCGTTAATGAACTACTATACTGCTTTAACAAGATGTGTCCCGCGCAGTGGTCTAAGAAATTGGAACATTTCGGTAAGTTACTCAAAATAAAAGGATTCGGACCAGCTTGCATTAGTAAGTTGGAAATCGGAGACTATCCAGAATTGTATGAGCTAACCGTTGAGGATATTTCCTTAAGACTAGGCTCAGAGAAAATGGCAGTAAAACTAGCAAATGAGATTGAGAAGTCAAAATCAGTAGATTTGCAAACTTTATTGCCAGCTTTCTCAATTCCACTTTTCGGTCGGTCAGCTTCTCAAAAATTATGCGAGACAATTTCTTCACTCGAAGAAATCTCAGAGAAAAGTTGTACTGAAGCGGGTATCGGCCCGAAGGCTACAAGCAACCTAATGCAATGGCTAGAATCAGAATTTTACCCTAATAAGTATAATCAGAACCTTCCCTTTTCTTTCTCCGCTACGAGAGTAGTAAAGAGAGAATTAACAGGAACTGTGTGTATTTCAGGTAGGCTCAATTCATATCCCAGCAAGGCTCATGCGGCGGAAGTTCTGGAACAACACGGCTTTGCCGTAAAAAATAGTCTGACTAAGGACTGTACTCATCTTATAAATGAGTCAGGAGTTGAGTCGGCAAAAACACAGGCTGCGCAAGACCGCGGAGTCATTATAATAAACAACATTTTAGATTTAATCGGAGAATAAAAATGGCATTACCAAAATGGACAGATGAAAGAACTTCATCTTTAGAGAGCTTCGTCGGCTCTGAAAGCCCAGTATCACAAGTAACAGTAGCTAACGCTGCTGAGAATTTAGAGACTTCTGTAAGAAGCGTAAGTTCTAAACTTAGAAAGATGGGATACGACGTAGAATTAGCATCATCTAGCAACACTAAATCCTTTAGTGACGCACAAGAGGCTACCTTATCAGCATTTGTGACTGATAATACAGGTTCTTACACATACGCAGAAATCGCTGCAAACTTTGAAGGGGCGCACTTTAGTGCAAAGTCTATTCAAGGCAAAATCCTTTCTATGCAACTTACCGAGCACGTTAAACCTGCCCCTAAAGTTGAATCAGTAAAGACTTATAACGAGTCTGAAGAAGGAACTTTCGTGACTATGGTCAACGATGGTGCGTTCATCGAAGAGATTGCAGAATCTCTTGGAAAAAGTGTTAACTCAATCAGAGGAAAAGCACTATCTTTACTTAGAGCTGGCGAAATAAACGCTATACCTAAGCAAAAAGAAACTAAGGGTTCAGGCAAAGCCGATCCTTTAGCTGACATGGATATCAACGGCATGACTGTAGAGTCAATCGCTGGAGACATCGGTAAAACTGTAAGGGGTGTTAAAACCATGCTTACAAGACGTGGACTTGTTTGCGCAGACTACGACGGATCAGCTAGAAAAGACAGAGTTACTTCTTAAATAACTTTTAATTGTCAAGATTTCAAGGGGGGTTCGCTCCCCTTGATTTTTCTTGGGAGAGACTATGACAGTAGAAAGTGCATTACTAAAACAACTTTTATCGCAAGGAGATTTCGACACTTGGAATCGACTACAGCAACATTATTTACCTGAAGGCGACTATCAAAAGCTATGGAAGGTTGTGGATAAACACGTCCACAAGTTTCATGCTTTACCTACTTTTGAAGATTTAAAGTATGAGATACGTTCTAGGGAATTACAAGAGAAAATTTTTGCGATAGAGGCTGTGGTTACAGATACCCCAGCGCACGAGCTACTAGAATATCTAAAGGATTCCTTCACGCAAAGTGAAATCCTTTCCAAGATTGAATCATATTTAGACGAGACAATCAGCGTCGCAGACGCTAAAGAAAACATAGACTATCTCCAAGAGATGGTCGTACAAGTTCAAGATCGAGTTAATACGGCAGACGATTCCGATTCTATGGAATCAGTCGAATTGTTCGATTCTGATGAAGACTTAGCTAAGTACTTAGGCTTAGGGTTAAACCAAGACTATGACCTTAGCTATCAATTCTCTCCCAAAGATTTGGTCATTGTGGGAGCGCAACGAGGTCACGGAAAATCCTTCGCATGTTGTAATATGGCTGTCAATGCCCAACAACGAGGACGTTCCGTGCTTTACTTTACTATCGAGATGGACCAGCGACCTATTCTGCAAAGAATGTGTAGTATGGCCACGGGTGTTCCACTAGGCAGACTCATAAAGAGAAATCTCTATGAGAAAGAGTGGAAGAAGATTGGTGAATGGTGGGCAGATAGATTTGAAGGAGGCAGTGAAGTTCTAGCGGACTGGAATGTTTCCCAAGATTTTGATAAGTTCCATTATGCACTAACTCGAAAGTGTGATTTAAAGAAAACGGCTCAGTTAGATGTATTCTACGATCCTTCGCTTACACTTGCTAAGATTATTAGCACAGTTAGGCAAAAGAAAATAGAGTATCCCGACCTGGGTATGGTAATCGTAGATTATCTAAACCAAGTACGCCGACACAATGCTCCATCTCGCTCTGGACAGTACGAATGGACTGAACAGATTGAGATATCTAAAGGATTGAAGGCACTTGCCCAAGACCAAGAGGTACTAGTCATATCCGCTTTCCAAACGAACCCTAAAGGAGAAGTAAGATTCTCGAAAGGTATCGAAGATGCAGTAGATGCCTCGTATACTTTAGAACATTGGGGTAAGGAAGAGAACGCAATTAAGTTTAAGTGTAATAAGATGAGAAGTGGTGAGATGCAATCGTTTATATCCGATATTGATTGGGAAACCTTGAAGATTGGACCAGGAACAGCAATGGATCCTGATGAACGTGCAGAATTAAAAGAGCAAATGACAACAGGGGAGAAGTATAGTGATCTTTAATCGCGATATCAGAGACTTCCAGGTAGCATTGTTTGCTTTTGACATTGATGAGCAATTCTTCACCTTATTTGGAGAAGAATGGCAAACGTCAGAGGGCGC